GGAGACGTGGCACATAACTCTTTAAAATAAGCCAAGTCTGGAGCATCATTTTTGTAGTAAATGAAAGCTTCTATTAAGTAATCTTCTGGCACCCCAGTGAAAGATTTTTTGAAAAACAATGGTGTTGTCATGTCTTCCGGAGCATCTGGTATAAATTGGCGTAAGGACCTGGTGAGATTTTCAAAAATTTGCAATTGTCCGCAAATATACCCAACATTATTCTTATAAGCATCAATGATTCGTGAGGGCAGTATTGGATTCAAGTCCAAGTAGTTCTTCTTTCTATCTTGTCGATTGGCATAGGTCATCTTCACTACTTCATCATAGGTTGGCAGCTTCTGCATTTTACGGAAAGAATCCAACATTTCTTCGGGTACATTGTTCTCCTTCATGTATTTATTTAAGTAATTGCGAATATCTGTATAAACATGAGGAAGACTCGAAGTTTGTAATAAATACCCTATACAATAATTCCAAATATATTTAGGGTTAGGATTCTTGAGATTCACAGTGAAGTTCTGCCTCAATTTTGCTTCATCTTGAATGATAGCAACTGGTGTTTCGATGCCTAAATCTTTCAACTTCTTTAGAGTTGCTTCATCAGTGCAGAATTGTTTTGCCAAAAAAGTAGCACCATGTAAAGAATTGCCTTCCCATTCTACTCTGCATGGAATGCCAAGTTTCTCTGAAATGAAATTGGCTATGTTGGTAGCATTCCATGTTTTGAGGTCACTGTAAGATGTACCTAAGATATTATCATCACCATATGCTGGTTGATCATTGTATAAGTAATACTCATGGAAAGGGCGTTTTGTAAGTTCACGCCAGGCCAGCAACATGGCAATTTGCTCAGCAATAGTGTTATCTGCTGTGGTGTTAGCATGCCCTGTGGAAAAACCCCTCATCTTGTGATAAATACGCCCCTGCTCTCTATTAATGATCACTGATTCTTGCAACCCTTCATAATAAGCTTCTAAGACATTTGCAATGTAATCAAAATCTGGAGAGTTAGTGTACCCCAATTTTCTCACCTCTAGGACTCCTTCTATAAGACTTGAGAAATATGAGTCTGCAGCTGTAAAATCCATACACGCGAAATATTTATGTTTTAGAAGCCTTGTAGCTAATCTAACAAGACCTCCTGTCAAAATGGGCGTGAATGGTGCAGAGTTGGATTCAAAATCGAATCTTTTGTTAATACTCCCACATGCGAACATTCCCAAACTGTAATTTAACCAATCCTGTGCTGTGATCGTACGCTGTTTACCAGGATTGGCCTCAATCTTAGGCCGGTTCACCACTGCTAATTTCAGGAACACTGTGTGAAGAGAGCGAAAGTAGTGTCCAGAATTTATATAAGATGCTATCGTGTGTAACACTTCTGGTTTACCAAGATTTTTAATCACATCCCGTTTAGACTTCCACATTGGATTGTTGGTCAATGGGAATTGACATGAATATTTTAGGACCGTCTTCTTCAATATATGTTCAGGAGACCATAGTTTTGCATCTCCATACAGCTTTGGATTATGTTCAACCAATGCCGCTGCAGCCAATTTGATTTGTTCCTTGATGCTTCCTGTGACAAATTGAGGTTTTTCAAAATACCTAGAAATGCTGCTTTTAATATATTCTTCTTGGTTGTACTTGAAACTATTAGCACCTTGCGTTTTCCATTCTTTAGCTAATTCATCTAACAAAGGCTCTTGGCGACATGCTTTACCAGATGGACGCAATAACCTGTCTTTAGTATCGGATATACCCCAGATCTCTTTTGCTTTAGATATGGAACTTTTAAGTGAAGCCATCGTGTACTTCTTAGCCTTAGGCAACCACTTACTTGCTTTTTCCGGCTGTATGTTTAGATAGTTCTTGATCGAAATCCGGGGAGTTTTAACATATGTGGCCCAAACAGGCTTTAATTTCATCCTCTTACTCTTCAAGAACATTTTTACCTGGTGAGTGAACATTAAACATCTACCTTTGATTACTTGAAAACTGCGTTTGATGATGGGTTGTTGGAAAGAGCTAACATCACCAAATTCAAGCAAACTAGCCTCATATTTCTCCTTTAATTCATTAATTCGTGCATGTAAATTCACCACTTCTTCGATTTCTGCACCTACGTTGTCTAGAAAGTGTTGGAAATTAGGACAATTGATGTTAGAGACACCTTCTGACAGATCCTGAAAGTTACGACTTTCAAAGTATTTGTATTTTTCAACCTCAATCTCTTCATCAGATTGATGTTGATATTGCATTATCACCTCCAACTCACTTTTTGGCTCTTCTAAAGTTAGCTGGGTAAAATGCTCTGTTAAACTACTTTGACTGACCCTTAAATTAGTCATGTCAAACATTCCTTGTTCATCAACGAAACCTGAGCCCCCTAATATCTTCCCATAATCAAATTTGAATGGTGACCATTTCAGTAATTGTTGTAAGTCTACCATTTCATGTCTATGATGGCATAAACATTGTGCACAAAAGGGTGCAATTTCAAATTCCAATTCTCCAAATGTAGGTCCGAACTCTTCCCAAAGGCACCAAATTAAAAGACACACTTCTAACACAATTAGAGGACGTAGCAAGTAGATGAGTGTGGCCTTCAACCAAACTACTCCAAGATACAAAACCCAACTCCTAATGAACCAGACTAGTATAAACCTCCCTTTTATTACCAGCTGTTCTTTCACCCCTTCAGACTTTTCAATGTGGTAGAAAAATAGTAAATAGCTGTATGAGTGCATACAGTACCACAAATAACTTGCCAATACTAGTTGTGTTTTTGGCGAATACCTGAACAAAAATAAAAACAACAACTGTATTACTACATGGGACCTAAAACTAAATTTGCGAGAGTGTCTAGAGTCTATCAAAGACAAACTCGAACATGTAAACCCAAATAAAAAAGAGAATAACACGTTTTTAAAGAACCAGTGAGTAGTCCAAGAGCCTACTAAAGAGAAGTATGTCAAGAACACAAATAAATACGGTGTGGTGACATCAAGAAACACGTTGAAATGACGTGGTGATACAAATATCATGATCTCTGGATTTGTTGCCACATAACGCACAGTTTGGAACATGATTGGAAACAAAACCAGAGTTATCAACCACTCGGGAACAGGCACTAAGTATTGAATCAGTGAATAGTAATCTTTAATAGATATAAAATTCACTAAAAATAGATAAATCCAAATGGTCGGGAAATATCTAGGAGAGTACTGAGGATGTAAGGCTAGTGTCCAGTGCACACCGACGCCTTCCCATTTAAAGTATTTTCTAAGATAATTTAAAAGAGGTTTTGGGGAGTATAATATCGCCAAAGACCTCTGTCTGAAACAAATGTAAATTAAAAAAATAATAAAAAGAAATAAGTATTTATATGGGTAATTAAAAGAAATAAATAATAATGTAAAAAGTAAGCTAATAAAATAAGATAAGTTAATAAAATTGTTTTTGATATTTTGTTTTATAGTGTAAATTATGAGTGTTACAAAAACAAAAAACACACATAATAAGAAGAAAAGAATATATAAGAGAGAAGGCCCTGGGTTTCTCTCTACATCACCTGCCAAAAGTAACAAAAATTGAAAATCAACGATTTCTGAAAATACCTCAGAGTCCCAAGGTATATCATTCCACCATTGTTTCAATAAGCAACATTTTGTGAATTGATCTGTTGCTATATCATTTAAAATCATTAGGCCAATTTCTCTTGGTAGACCTAATGCATTTATCAACTTCCAACGCAAGTTAATAAATGGACGAAGCTTCATCCGTAAAGAACCATCCCAATTTTCAGGTCTCAGCGGGAAAACATTGAACTCTAATAAATGGTCTATGTCCAATGACCCAAATCCCCATCCTAGCATTGCACCATTTTCAATTACTTCATTGACCAATCGCACAAATTGCACTAAAGGTAAGAAGTTTAAATGTGGATACAATACTTTTAGCGAATACACTACAGTATGTCGCACTCCTGTAACATTATCAGTCTGAGTGCGTGCTTCCTCACCATTACTATATTGTTCAACCATCTGGTAAACCCGACGGCCATTAGATATCCACGAACTAATTAAAAATGTATCCAAGTTGGACTGGTAAAAAGGAAAAGGATTACCAGTGTTTTTGACGAATTCAAATTTAGCACTATTAAAAATAAAGATATTAGTGTGCTTAATCTGGTAATATGGAGAGTCGAGGTTTACAAACTTTATTGGTTTGTAAGTAGTCACTCCATGGCAGACAGTCCTAACGGTAGTGATTTCTCCCCTATGGCAGAGACCGGCTAGAGAAAGATACCTGTTAAGATCTAATCTGCTGCGGAAAGTTGTGTTGGTGTTAAATAGAAAACGACCTAGGTTTACACCATAATACCGTTCCAACTTTCCCAAGTTGCCTTTGCTATTGATTGAGATTTGCATATTATTTATATTAAATATTTTAAAAGTTTATATTAATTTTAGTTTTAATATATATTTTCATGTACAAAATGTTGTCCAATAGGTCTTTACAACCTATTGAAAGTGCTCTAAAGTTATCTCACGTTGAAAAGTGAATGTTCAACATTCTAGTGATGACTTGAGGCGGCCCCCATAATGTGGCTTATCATTCCACGGGATTTCATCATCAATCACCTTTTCAGTCAGTCATAAT